GCGACTAACTTACGAGAAAGGCCACGGCATACTATTCACACGTTACACAATGGTAAGTGCCGAGAAATCAATTATACCAGAATTTAAAGGTACACTTACAAGGCTTGGTATTATAGATCACTTTCATATTACAAAGACACATATTTACAACAGGCTTACAAAATCGTTTATATTCTTCTCTGGTATTAAAACAAGCTCGGGAGATCAAACAGCTAACCTAAAATCATTACCTGGAATAACAACTTGGGTAATTGAAGAAGGTGAAGACTACAAAGACGAAAAAAGCTTTACTGATATTGACGACTCCATACGTAAAAAAGGCATTCAAAACCGCGTTATCTGGATTCAGAATCCTGCTTATGCTGATGAGTCATTTTTTTACGACAAATTTTATAAAGGCTATGAAGAAATAAACACTGTTACTTTTAATGGAATTGAGTTTAAATACACGACTACAACACACCCCAATGTAGAAAATATCCACATCACCTATTTAGACAATAGAGAAAATATCAATCCTGACAAGGTGGCTATGTGGGATAAGGTATCCGATGATGACCCCGAGTTCTTTGAGTATAAATATATCGGGGCTTGGCTAACTAGTAAAGAGGGCGCGGTATTTACAAAAACTGATTTAGACAGATTCTCCCTTAAAGACTTCAATTATGATAATATCGAGACAACTATTGGCTTTGGTGATCCAGCAGATAGAGGAACGGACAGCACTTCGTTTCCTATTGGTTGTGTGGTAGGGCATAAAATCTATATTACTGATTGGTATTTCTCACAGGCTAACAAAGAGGTGACGATACCAGAGTTGGCTGCTATGACCTTTAAAAACAAAGTCGAGCATTTAGGGGTAGAGACTAACGGGTTAGGGCTTACCTATTATGAGGAATTAGAGCAGAACGTTGGAGCGATGACATATCCAATTAGTCAACAAACAAATAAGCATAGTAGAATTATATTTAACTCAGGTTTTGTGCGTAATTACTTTGTGTTTCGGGATGATTATGAGCCTGGCAGTATGTATGACAAAGCTATGAGAGAGCTTTTCTCTTACAATAAAGACGACAAAGAAAACAGAAAACAAACAAAGTTTAACGATGATGCGCCCGACTCGATAACAGGTCTTTGGTTATTGGCCAATGATTTGATTGAGGGTAGGTGGGTGTAAAATATTATCCTTATTTAGTCTAATTCTAAATAATAAATGCTATATTGCGATGGTTAGAAATTTATGCGGTTGTGATCGAAAAAGGTTTATAGGTGAAGATATTGTAAGTGGAAAAGTAGCTTGCAAGTGTGGAAACCTTAATGAAATCAAGGACTTTAAAACGATCAGTACCATATCTAACAAAGAGACAGCCTCGTATCAATCAAGGAAGCTCTTAGGACGTTAGGCGCACAAGGCGCAATTTTACTATTATCTGGGATTAGGTAGTTTACTTCGTCATGGCAAATGGACTTTTGAGCGTGATTCTCAAGGGAATGTATGGTACACCCTTGGTTCGGACTTAAATAAAGAGCTAGGCGACTACAAGCAATGCGTTCAAACAAACCCAATTCTTTACGGGTGTTATGACTTAATAGCAAAATTCTTCACACAGGTAAAATTTCAGATCGACGGAGAAGATGCAGACGATAACGAGATTATCAAACTACTAAACAACCCCAACCCTTTACAATCAAAGCAAGACTTTTTAGGTGAGTACCTTCTATTTAAGAAGGCTTACGGCTACGCTTATATGAGGCCAATGAGACCTACAGGCTTTGTTAATACTACACCAAGAGCCTTATACAATCTTGATGTGTCAAAGATCGAGTACAATAAGAACTTTGCTACTCGCTTTTTGTACACTACTTCAGAAAATAGAACTCTAGGTCAAAAGGCATTTAGATACAATGAAGAAAACCAAAGCACAGAGCTAGATTTTCGCGAGGTGATTATGTTTTTCGATACGCCTAACGGAACCTATAACAATAATCTGTTTTGCGCTCCTTCACGCCTTGATGCTGTTACTCGTAATATTTTAAATATAGATACCGCTTTGATTAGTGAAAGAAACGCACTAAGTAAGGCAGGGCTATTTGTAATGAGCGGCTCTAAGGACGGCAAAATGATTTCTAAACCACTAGATGCAAAAGAAAAAAAAGACATAGAAAATAAGGTCTCACAATACGGAAACGGCAAAGGCAGGGGTAATGTGATAGCCACTAATAGCAAGCTAGACATACAATCGATGCACATTCCTATGAGTCAGTTAGGCATACCAGAGAGCATACGCCATAACGCGTTAATGATTATGCGAAATATGGGTATTCCTAAGGACTTATATCCAATGGTGGCTGATAACGGTGCTAAATATGACAATTTGGAGCAGGCAATGGTAATGATGGTGCAAAACACTATCCAAGATGAGGCTAACGACTTCTGTAATACTATTACATCAACTCTAAAGCTAGACTTCAATTTAACAGCCTCCTTTGATCACTTGCCTTGTATGCAGGTAATAGAGGATAAGAAAGCGGATAAGGCTTTAAAATTAAGTCAAGTGTATAGAAACGTGCAAGACCAACAGACGGCTGATGCCATAATGGAGATTGCAGGAATAAACCAAGAGGGATGAAGCCAACAAAGCAAGAGATTGAGAAGGCTAAGAAAAGCAAAAACAAAGCTGTAGAAAGCGGCAAAATAGTACGTAAAGATGGAAAAGCTAGAAATACCAGAGTTTGATACAAAAAAGGAGCTATTCTCTTTCCTAAAGGAGAATAAGTCAACTCTTTATGCTCAGAAAAAGCAGATCATTAAGCGCGCTGATGGTTTCGGTTTCGCGCCTATTGGAGGGGCTGATAAGGCAATGGTAGGTAAAGCTGGGGCAGAAAGCAACACCCTTTTAGTAAAAGCTATTATCAATACCACCAATTGGATGGATAGTCATAAGGATGTACACATTGACGGGCTTTGGGATAAGTCTTTATCTGAAAACAAAATGATCCTTCACGTACAGGAACACCAAAGCCACTCATTTGATAAAATCATTGCTAGCGGCGCAGATCTAAAGGCCTACACCAAAACCTACTCTTGGAAAGAGCTAGGCTATGACTTTGACGGCAGTACTCAAGCATTAGAGTTTGAGAGTAATGTACGTAAGAGTCGTAACGCTTATATGTTCGATCAGTATAAGAGCGGCTATGTAAATAACCATAGTGTGGGTATGCAGTATATGAAGCTGGCTATGGCTATCAATTCAGATGATTATCCAGAAGAAAAAGAAGTCTGGGAAAAATATATCGATCGTATCGCAAATAAAGACCAAGCCGAGCAAACAGGCTATTTCTGGGCGGTACGTGAAGCAAAAGCAATAGAGGGTAGTGCTGTTCCATTAGGTAGCAACGTTATCACACCTACGCTAAGTGTGGGTAAAGACTTTGAGCCGTCTGATGACACTCAAAAAGCAGCAGCCGCGAAAGCACTGCGAAACAAGCAATTTTTTATTAACCTTAATTCCTAAATTATGAATAAATGGGAAGCATTCCTTAACAAACAAGGAGTAACAAAAGAGCAGTTCGCAGAAATGGAGCCAGACAAAATGGCTGAGCTTACTGCTAAGTTCCAATCGGAACAAATCGAAGAAATTAATAATGCTGTAGCTGAAAAGGCTACCGAAGATCAAGTGAAGACTTTAATCTCTGAGGCCTTAAAAGGTATGGAAGGGGTAAGCAAAGCAAAACTTGACGAACTACAAAAAGCCCTTGAAGATCAAGGAGACGTAATTGGAGCTATGAAAAGAGAAGGCGTCCACGGTAGTACAAAAACGCTACACCAAGAGATTAAAGAGAAAAAGAACGACATCCTTAAAATCGCTCGCGGTGGTTCTGGAGAGGTTGAGTTAAAAGCTTTAACATCGCGCGCCTCTGTATCTAATAGCCCTGCTGGGTTTGTATTACCAGACATTGGCCAGCTTGGAGTAAAGGAGAGAAGTCTTTATAATGTGCTGCCTAAGTTGTCAATCGGTGACGGTGATCACGCTGGTGTAGTTCGCTACCGTGATTGGGATGAGTCAACAACTGTACGAGCTGCTGCAATGGTAGCCGAAGGTGCTGCTTTTCCAGAGTCAACAGCTACTTTTGCTTGGTACAGTAAGGAACTACGTAAAGTAGGGGATACCTTGCCTGTTACCGAGGAATTTATGGAAGATGAGGTGCAGGCTGCTGCCGAGCTTGAAATGTTCTTAGATGTGAACGTATCTACAAAGATCGATGAGCAATTAGTAAAAGGAGACAATACAGGTCAAAACTTAGACGGTCTTTTTAACGTTGCGCCAGCTTATACTGCTGTAAATAGTGGTATTGCTGCTCCTAACCTAAAAGACTTGGCAATCAAAATGCGTAATGCAATTACTCGCACGAGAGGTTCTA